ATGGATAAAGAAGAATACAAGGAACTATTAGAAGATTTCGGTGCAATGTGCCCTTGGGCCGCAAAAATGGTAAAGAGATGCTGGCTGAGTGGTCATATGGAAATCACAGCTGAGCTCACAGATGGATCCGCTATAAAATACGATGGTGTGCTCCGAGCGTTTAGATGGGCCGCGAATCTTGGAGAGCTTGCTGCTATATCTAAGCCACAAAATGAGGCTGAGTGGAGACAACAGTTTTGTCTAAGGTTACGGCATATGATGCTTAGCAAAGGGATGACGCAGTTGGACCTGTCTATTGATACTGATATTTCGACAGGATCGATCAATCAGTATATCAATGGTAACGTCATACCAAACACATATAATATGGTCAAAATCGCGAAGGTGCTTGGGTGCACCTCAGAAGAGTTTGCAAATCTAGTTTGCTATGACTGATATTTTAAAAGGAGGTTATATATTGAGTTATAGAGATAAAAAGAATCCGTGGCACGTGATATTTGACGAGTTTAAAGAACGACATCTGGAAATAGAATCGGACATAGTTGCTATGCATCCTGTTATATATCCCGTGATACAAATAGACTTTAAAAATGGAGCCATAGCGTTATACCATGGGAAAAGCAGAGAATATCAGATTGTCGACAAGAACACTCATGATCGTGTGCTGTTCGACATGCTTGTGCCAAAGGATTGATATTCTAGAAAGGAGGGCTCTTACTACAAGGGCTCTTCTTTTTTGCCCAAAAACCTACAAAATGTGGTCAAAAATTCGCGAAAAAAACATGGACTTTTATAGAGAGAAAAAGTCGTTATTTTTATGTACTTTTTCTCTTTAATTTCACTATAAAACGTACTAGAAAGGAGGTTCACTATGGTTGAGCGAGATTTCCAAGCAAAGCTTATCAAAGAGATAAAAGACACATTTGATGGCTGTATCGTTATGAAGAATGACTCTAGTTATATTCAGGGCATACCCGATTTGCTAGTGCTTTATGAAAACAGGTGGGCCTCTCTTGAAGTTAAGAAAAACGCCAAAGCATCAAGGCGACCTAATCAAGAATATTATGTTGAACGAATGGATAATATGTCCTTCTCTCGTTTTGTTTGTCCAGAAAACAAAGATGAAGTGATGTATGAACTGCATTTATATTTTACACAGTAAAGGAGAAACCAACATGCAATTTAATCGACACAATAATCTTGAAGGGCTTCACGCCCCTTTCAGTCCGAGTCAGTCCAGTTGGCTTAGATATGACGACGATAAGGCCATCGCCGTATATTCTAACAGACAGGCAGCTAAGATGGGCACTTTACTCCACGCATGGGCGAAGAACACCATTGACTTGGGCATCAAGCAGCCTCGTTCTCGAAAGACCCTCTATGCATATGTGAATGATGCAATTGGGTTCAATATGAAAACCGAGGTTGTTTTATATTATTCTGATTATTTTTTCGGAACTGCGGATGCTATAGCATTCCGAAATAACTTTCTTAGAATTCATGATCTGAAAACGGGGGAGCACGACGCGAGCATTGAACAGCTTGAAGTCTATGCTGCTCTTTTTTGTTTGGAGTATAAGGTCAACCCTTATGAGATCGGCATGGAACTGAGAATCTATCAGAATGATGACGTAAAAGTACATAATCCAGAGCCGGAAGACATTTTTACAATTATGGATAAGATCACGCATCTTAACAAATTGTTGATGCAGATGAACATTGAGGAGGATTGATCCACATGAACCTCGTTGTTGAGGAAATGCTCGCTATATTAAATGGCGAGGAAGATGCGCTCATGCATTACGGCATGCCGAGGCGATCTGGGCGCTATCCTTGGGGTAGTGGTGAAGATCCATATCAGCATGGCTCGGGAGATTTCCTTGGACGAATTGAAGAACTCAAGAAGAGTGGATGGGCAGAAACTGCCGAGAATATTCAGAAAGAGTTCGGCATGACTACCAAGGAATATAGAAATGAAAAGTCCTGGTGTAATTATGAAAGACGTTTGCTTCAGGTCGAAAGAGCCAAGTCTCTGAGAGCAGATGGCAAAGGCTGGACTGAAATTGGTAGGGAAATGGGTCTCACCGAATCTACTGTCCGGTCTCTGCTCAATCCGCAATCGGAATCGAACATGAAGAAAGCAGCAGAAACTGCGGCGTTTCTGAAGAAGCAGGTCGATGAAAAGGGCATGATCGATGTTGGTCATGGTGTGGAACATGAGCTTAATATTTCAAAAGAGAAGCTCGACCTTGCTTTGTATGCACTTCAGCGAGAAGGCTATATGACCTTTGGTGGTCGAATGGATCAGCCTACAAATCCGAATCAGAAGACCACACTTAAAGTCCTTTGCCCTCCTGACACTCCTTACAAAGTCAATGATAAAGGGCAGCCAGTATCATCTGCTATTTACCAACTTGATAAGATCCACACCATCAAAGATTATATTTCCAGAGATGGTGGCGATACTTTCGAAAAGAAGTTCACATATCCAGAAAGTCTTGATTCAAAGCGCCTCATGATTAAATACAAAGAGGATGGCGGTATTGATAAGGATGGCATAGTTGAACTTCGCCCTGGCAAAGCCGATCTATCCCTTGGCGAGTCTAGATATTCT